AGGTGATTCAGCAGCTGTAATTGTAGATGTATCTAATCAAGTAAACCGCATAGAGACTAACCGAGGCCGTACTGCACTATCCGATCAATTTCAGACAGGCGCACTTACTTTACGCATCGTAGATCAGAATGGCGACTTCAATCCGCAGAATGTAACAGGGCCGTACGCAGGACTTTTAACGCCTATGAAGAAAGTGCAGATTACTGCTACCTTTAACAATGTTACCTATCCTATCTTTTCAGGATTTATTACCAGCTTTACAACAACTTACCCAGATGAGTCTGGCGAAGATTTAGCCATGACTACAATACAAGCTGTAGATGCATTTAGATTAGCCCAGTTAGCACAGATCAGCACAGTTACAGGTGCTATTGCAGGCGATTTATCAGGCACACGTATTAACGAAATACTAGATGAAATTTCATGGCCGTCTTCTCAACGTGATGTTGATGCAGGGCTGACTACGATGCAGGCAGACCCAGGCACTAACCGCACAGCTTTAGCAGCTTTACAAACTATAGCTACCTCAGAGTATGGCGCATTATATGTAGATGCTAATAACTCGTTTGTATTTCAAGATAGAGCTGTAACTGTTGGATCTATTGGTGGCACACCCACAATCTTTGCAGATAACGGGACGGGCATAGATTATTTTGATGCATCATGGATATTAAATGACACACTAATATTTAACAAAGCCACTATTACTAGGGCTGGTGGCACAGCACAGGTAGCTCTTAATCAAGCCAGCATAGATAAATACTTCCTGCATAGTTACTTCCAAGACAACCTACTTATGCAGACAGATGCCGTAGCCCTAGATTATGCCCAGGCTTATGTGGCAAGTAGAGCCGAGACCACGATCCGATGTGATGCCATAGTCCTAGACCTATACACGCCTAACTATGACACAGGCGTAGTTGCAGCCCTAGACCTAGATTTCTTTGACCCTATAACCATTATTACTACCCAGCCAGGTGGATCTTTGCTAGAGAAGACCCTACAGATTTTTGGTGTACGCATGAACATAACACCAAATAGTTGGAAAACAACCTTTACAACACTAGAACCTGTCATAGATGGGTTTATAATAGGCAACGTAGATTACGGTGTCTTAGGACAAAACGTACTTTCTTATTAAGGAGCAATAATGGCAACAGGATTTCCAGCAGCTACAGGTGACGTACTAACCTCTGGCATGTTTAACGGTTTAACTTCATTTACAGTAGGCACAGCAAACACAGTAGATTACACAGCTGTACTTGCAGACCAATACCAGGTATTAGAGATAATGAACAAAGCCACAGCAATAGCATTTAAGATTCCAACAGATGCTTCTGTAGATTTTGCAATAGGCACAGCAATTACAGTGTTAAATATTGGTGTAGGTACTTGCACAATTAGTGCAGTAACACCAGGCACTACAACAGTATTAAGTGCTGGCGCAGTAGCAGCATCACCAACACTTGCGCAGTATAAATCTGCAGTGTGCATTAAAACAGCTGCTAATGCTTGGTATGTAGTAGGAGCTATTGCATAATGATTGGTAATATTGTTGCAGGAGTTTTAGCACCTACTACGCCAAACACTTTAACTATTGACTACCTAGTAATTGCAGGTGGTGGTGGTGGCGCAAATGGATCAGGTGGTGGTGGAGCTGGTGGTTTTAGATCATCAACAAGCGCAACAGGTGGTGGTGGCTCTTTAGAAAGTTCTTTAACTTTAACAAGTGGAAATAGTTATACAGTAACAATAGGTGCTGGTGGTGCTACTTATACCACTGGTAATAATTCTGTTTTTTCTACTATTACATCTGACGGTGGCGGTAAAGGTGGCGATAATGCTGATTCACAAACTGTTACTGCTGGTGGATCTGGCGGTGGTGCTCGTAATGCAACAGGTGGTAACCCAGTAACTAACCAAGGATTTAAAGGTGGTAATTCAACTGTTGCTCAAGCAGGTGGCGGTGGCGGTGGTGCTGGAGTTGCTGGCAGTAATACATCAAATAATGCTCAGGGTGGTGCTGGTGGCAATGGTGTTGCAAATGACATAACAGGATCATCAGTAACTAGAGGTGGCGGTGGTGGCGGTGCAGCACCTTTAGGTGGAACAGGTGGTGCTGGTGGAACAGGTGGCGGTGGAACGGGTCAAGGTGGTTCAGGAGCTGTTGCAACTGCTGGAACTGTTAATACAGGTGGCGGTGGCGGTGGTGGTTGGAATAATAATGGCGCAGCAGGCGGCTCAGGAGTTGTAATTTTTAGATACATAGATACACGAACAATTACTATTGGCGCAGGTTTAACTGGTACAGAAAGTGCTGCAAGTGGTGGGTATAAAAGAGCCACTATTACAGCTGGTACTGGAAATGTGAGTTGGGCATAATGGCACATTACGCATTTTTAGATGAAAACAATATTGTTACAGAAGTTATAACAGGTATTGATGAAACACAAACCATTGAAGGATTAGATACTGAGACTTGGTATGCAAACTTTAGAGGACAGACCTGTAAGCGCACTTCATATAATGGCAATATAAGATATAACTACGCAGGTATTGGTTTTACTTATGATGCAGTTAGAGATGCATTTATAGCACCAGAGCCTGACAACGCTATTGGCTTTGATGAGGATACTTGTCGCTGGATAGTGCCTGAGCCTGAGTTATGAAGCCATGGCTATGCGCAGCTGGTACACAGTTAAGACATCAAATTGATACTTGGTTTCCGGATAGGTCTACTAAAAGTCCAGAAGGATGGCTGGGCGATAGTCGCCATTCCGCCAGAAAATCGGATCATAATCCAGACTGGAGCGCAGGGGGAGTTTGCAGAGCAATTGATATTAATGCTTGGTTACAGTCATCCGACAGCCTCGCACCTTATCTGGCTGACCAAATCAGAATCGCAGCCAAATCGGATTCACGCATATCATACGTCATCTATAACGGGCGGATATGCTCGAAAATATTAAACTGGAAATGGCGTAAATACAAAGGTATAAATCCGCACCGGTCACACATACATTGTTCATTTACTAAAGCAGGCGATAAAGATAGCAAGCCGTTTGATATACCACTACTAGGGGGTAACTTATGAAGATCAGTAAAAAGCAGAAACTAATACTAAAATCATACTTTAGGGGTGTGCTTGTATCATTCTTAACATTTTTAGCAAGTAATGAGCTAGGACTAGATCCAGTTATATCAGTAGTAGTGGCCGCACTTGCAGGCCCAGCAGCTAGGGCTTTAGACAAATCCGACAGTGCTTATGGCATCGGTGCAGATGAAGCATGACCCCTACAGAATGGGCTGGCTTTGGCGCTGGCGTTATAGCTGTGCTATCCGGCGGTCTAATCGGATTACGTTTTTTAGTTAAAGGCTGGCTTAACGAATTACGTCCTAATGGTGGATCTAGCATGAAGGATCAGTTAACAAGATTAGAACAGCGTGTCGATGATCTTTATTCTTTAATAGTTAAGCGACAATAGTACTATGGCTGATACAAGGCGTAAGCGTAAAAAAATAAATAAGCGCATTGTGCGCAAATCACCTGAGCCATTATCTAAACTAGATCAGCATTATATTGCTATGAATGAGATCTATAAGGCTGCACGTAAGGCTGGTTTTAGCGAGAGCTGTAGCTTGTATTTTGTATCAGATAGAGCGACTATGCCAGACTGGGTTATTGGTGATGGCGGCATCATACCTAGTATCGATCCTACGGAAGAAGATGACGATTAGGTGGCTCGTAATATCAGATTTACAAATCCCATACCATCATGAGCAGGCAGTCAAGAACGTCATTAAACTTGCAAGACGTGAAAAGTTTGATGAGGTTTTGGTGGTTGGGGATGAAATTGATTTTCAGACAATTTCTAAATGGAGTGAGGGCACACCTCTTGCTTACAGTCAAACTCTTAACGAAGATCGTGCAGCTTGTCAAGACATATTATGGGATCTTACCGAGTACAGCAAGAAGGCTAGTGTTATCCGCAGTAATCATACTGATCGCCTTTACAATACTTTACTAAAAGCACCTGGTCTTATAGGTTTACCAGAGTTGCAATACCCTAAGTTTATGGACTTTGCATCTATGGGCATTGACTACCATCGCACAGCTTATGAATTTCACCCTGGCTGGGTATTAGCACATGGCGATGAGGGCAGCATGAGCCAACATGCAGGTATCACAGCCCTTAACCTTGCTAAAAAATGGGGCAAATCGGTCATAGCAGGACATAGCCATAGACTAGGCATGAGTGCCTATACAGAAGCCATAGGAAGCCATTACAGACCCTTATATGGGGTTGAGGTAGGTAATCTTATGGATAGAAAAAAAGCCTCTTATATCCGCTATGGAAGCGCAAATTGGCAGATGGGTATT